GCGCAGGCATCCTTTTACGAGACTAGGCTCAACCAACCCCCCATCATTCAGAGGGGTAGTACTAGTTTATGAGAGGCGGAACTGACAGAATCTCTTCTGAAAAGTTCCTCTTAGGCGTTGAGTAATGAAGCCACCAGACGGTGTTTCAGAACCAACTCTAAGGGCTTCTCGGTATGTCACAGAGTGATCTGTGAACCACTGCGCTTCATCAACCTTCTTCGGACAAAACCGTAGCACAGGGAATTTAATTCCCCAGGCTCCGAATTTTAGCCCTTGAATGTTGATACGGTGGATCGGTACTAAGAAACCGTCATCGCATTCGTTTTCGACCCTTGTGGGGCCGTATGGAAGCGAATCGGGAACGTAGTACCGGCTTGCCGTAACACAGACGTCCTTATCTTCAAATAAGGAGGTGTAAGATCTCCACAAGGCTGCACAAAAGTGCCGCTTGGAGAACCTGTACAAACGATTCGCAAAGCGAATGAGCTCATCCTCAGAGAGGACTTGCTCCTTGCAGTACAGGGGTGTTACATCGTAACCACGAAAGTAGTGCTTTCCGCAAGATTCGAAAAAGTTTCCATCTGAAAAGGTCTTCTCTGTGTTAACAGTGAAGCCGCAGGCGGAAAACACTTCACGAAGAAGCGGATAAGCCTTACTATCGATAACGATGTCGTCACCGTACACCCATACCGTAGACGGGCAATCGAGCAGCTCGGCACAAGCCGAAGCAAGACCCCAAAAAATAAGGGTCTCAAGCTCGAAAGTATAACCGTTTCCCATGGCACTCCATTTCTGGAGGTCGATCCATTTGCTCCCGTCATAAGTACGGGAACAACGCAGATCATCAAGGAGAACGGCGAAGTCTACTGGGAGTAGTAGCCAAACTAACTCCCTGGAGATCGTATCCGAAGCAGCCTGGAGATCAACAGTCGCAAGCTTGTCTCTATAAGCGAGACGAGCTGCAGTCTGATTGTTCTCTTGGCTATTAAGGTCGATCCCTACGCGGCGCAACTTACGACGAAGGAAGGAACCGACGCCTAACTGCAGAAAAATATTTGCAGTCGGCATCTTTTCAATACTTCGATCAGTTTTCGCGTTTTTTGGGACGAACGTGGTCTCACTGCCCTCTACGTATCGGAAGTTGCTTTGCAGCAACGACACAGTACCAAAGGAGTAGTCGGACCCGAACCGAGCCGCATTGAAGTGCGGATCACCCGAAACGACTGCCATAAAATACTTGGCAGCCATGCGCGTAGTACTAATTTGGTCCTCACGGACCTTATGAGTCAGAGTGCTATGCTTCACATCAAGCGAAGTCGTAACACCTGGTCCCCAACGACACGTGCTAAAGATGTCCTTCAAATCATCGAGATGAAGGCCTGTCGAGCAACTTTTCAAAGAAAGGACTTCAGCAATTTTTCGCTGAGCACGCAAGATAACGCGCTCAACGGCAGGGTGAAAATTGAATTCACCTCTGCGCCAAAGAGAGATTTCTTCGTTGGTCTTACGACAGGAGTCCTCAGCTGCAGACCATGCTGCACGTGCGACAGCTTTCGTATCAATACCAGTTCTGAGACCCTTGTACTTAGACAAGAATTTCTGAATTTGGTAGTCGAGTCGAAAAGCTTCGCCGTTGTCGTAATCACGCGGATTCACG